AGTTTGATGAAAGAGAGATTGAAAACATGGAAGACCTTATTATTAAATCAGCGAATCAAATATCAGAGGCTTATCAATTATTCTTAAAAGAAATTTAATATGACAAAAGAAGAAATCACAGCTAAGAGTCAGGAAAAAGTAAAAGCTGTTAGTACTCTTTGCGAACAATTAAAATTAGTTGTCTCTGCTGAACAGATGATAACTCAAGAAGGTTTTATTAAACAAGTTGTTTACTACACAGATTCTGAAAATTACGATGTGGATAAAAAACCAGAAGATACTGTTATAGAAAAAGAACCAGAAGCTGTAGAAGTACAACCTAACAAAGAAAAAAATGAATCTCCAATCCTTGAGCCATAGGCTCCAAAAGTTTTTTAGACTTCCAGTCTATGGAAATAAGACATTAAAAATAGCTTTCGAGTTTGGTCTAGTATTGTTAGAGACTGCAAAAGGAATGGATATAAAGATAACTCCAGAAATAGCAATTAAGGCAGAAGAGATTATAATAAGAGAGCTAAAAGAGAATGGTTTAAATAAAACGGCTATAAATTTCTTACCTCTTATAATGACAATGTTGGAAGAAGGCACAATAGAAGAAGAAAAATAAATAAAAAAACACCATTATTACAATGGTGTTTTTTTTATTTCTATAAACCGTTATATCTGTTTGATCTTGATGAGTTACTTTTACCTTTCGCTTTGTCATCCTTCTTTTTGTAGTAAGCTTTACTTTCTGGAAGATTATATTTACCGAATAGTGATCCTCTAACATAATTTGATGGTGTCTGTTCTACTTTATGTTTAAAGTTGCCACTCTTAGTTCTGGCCGCTCCCTCGTTTACAACTCCAAGCCCTTCAAAAGTTCTCTTCGCCTGAACGCCTCCAGGAACAACATTAGTAAGTAGTGTGTCAGCTGTTGCTTTTACTTTTTCTTCTGTGTCTAATATATTTCCGTATTTATCTTTTCCAACAATTCCCTTCTCAAATAAATCTAAAAAGAATTGCAACGCTGGTGGCAAGCCGAATCTCCAAGGTTTAATTGCGTCTTCCCAACTCATGCCAAAAGCGCTACCTATAATTTGAAAGAGCATTGTTGAGGCAGTTGTGTATCTAACAAGTTTAGCATACTCCTTGTCCTTGGCCATTTGAGTAATAAATTCTGCCTGTTTAAGTGAGAATGTCTGAAATTGAAATATCAATTTCATTAAATCACTATTCATAGCCACCGGAGTATCTAGCGCACCAAACTTAAATTGAGTTTTAGCAGCTACAAACTTACCGTAATCAATTGCATCTTTCATCGTTGGATTATAATCTTTTGGCATTTCTTTACCAAATGCTTTCTTGTATTCATGTGGCTTTATTTTTCCAGCTACAAACTTCGCCTTTGCTCCGTAGTAAGCTGCTCCACGATTCACAAGCTCGGAAGCGTTCATGTTTACAAATAACACTTTATCAACTTTCTCAATTGCACCTTTTACTGCGCTGTATTTTCTATCCTCAATGAATGGAGCAATTAGTACACCTTCTGCTTCCAATTCTTTTCCTCCATATTTTACTAGGTCTATGTAGCCGATGGTGGTGTATTTCGCTGATAGTTCAGCTAATGTATTTACTCCCTGTGTAATATTTTTAGCAAAAGAAATAGCTGAAAATCCAATCTTAGCCCTGGCAATCATCATACGAAGAGATCTTGTAATTTCTGCAGTTGGTCTAGCTCCAAACTTGTATCCTACAAGTTGTTTTATAGATGTATCAATCATCTTATCAATCCTATTTGGTCGTAGATTTATTTTACTAACGTAATTATTTATGTAATCTATTTGGGTGTCATGTGTTAATTTATCACTTGCTTCTTTTATTTCTGCAAGACCTGGGTCCATATTAACTTTACGAGTGGCCCGTTTAGTGTAAGCATCCAAAGCTCTCCAAGTATCTTTGATATAACCTTCAGCGCCAAGCCTTTCAAGCAAAAAAGGATTATAAACACTTCCAGGAATTTTACCCCTAATCATGTAAGCAATTTCTTCTGGAATTTCCCCACCTTTTCCTTTAGGGAATATGTGAGTAATATAATCAGTGATGCGCGCGTCTGGTGACATGCCAAGTCTATCAGCCCACTGTGCCATCCATGCTTTAATCTCATTAGCAACTTGAGCTTCATTCGTATTCAATTCTATAGACTCACCGTCTAAATATTCGAAAATTCTTTCGTTGCTTTCTTTCGAAACTCGTTTCGACCAAGCTGTAATTTTATCAATATTAGTTGGTAACTCTTTCATATAAGCTTCGTAGCCAGCTAGAAGTTTTTGATATGCTGGTCTAAGCCCCATCTTTTCAAACACTCTCCATGGCGTTCGAATATAATCAAGCGCACCCACCTGTTGAGCTAGTGGAGTGCCATCTTCAGTCATTACTTTCTCTATCGGCTCGATAGTGGATGCAATATCCGGTGGAAGACTTTCAGTAGTAGTTTTAAAGGTATCAGCTACCGTCTCCATTGGTGAATTTCCAACCGGAGAATCGAAAACATCTTGTACTGGTTGCTCTGGGGTAGGTTCTGGGGTTGTTTCTTTTTTCATGTCAAATCCCCTCCTCAAATTGTTAGGGTCGATAGGTTTATATCCTCGCTTTATCATTTCAGCATATTCTGGAGTATTCTCCATATGGTCATTCCCCTTAGCAAAGTTTGCAGTGAAGTCATATAGAACCTCTAGCTTTTTGTCTGAAATATTTTCTATATTATTTTTAAGATCTCTTAATCCTTCAGCTGTTTTTTCTAACTCTGGCATTCCACCAGAAAATAAACTCTTACCTGGAACCACAGTTTGTGATTGTGCTCCTTGCAATCTCTTAGCCTCTGGAGCAAGATCATCAAATATTTCTTGTAGTTTTTTCTTGAAGCTAGGGGGTTCTTTTTTATAAAATTCCGTAAGAGGAGTAGAGGTATCTCCAGCTAAAATCTTTTCAAATACAGGACTCATCGTTTTTACAGCTTTAACTTCGCCTCTAGTTACTAAGTTTTTTAAACGTCTCCAAAGTTCTCCAGTAATTCTCTTAAACAATGCTTTCATTTGAGGGGCTGGAACTTTATTTTCAAATACATAATCAGAAAAAGCCTGAGCAAAAAATTCATGTTCATTTTCGGCATAGTAGTTAACATTACCACCAAGGTTGCTAAAAAGCTGTGTGCGTTTAGCTTTAGATGTTTCATTAAATACTTTTGTAACAAGATTTCTTTCTTCCTGTGTTAAAATTAGATGCCATCCTGCGTGTCCAAACTCGTGAACAAAAGTTCTACTAGATTGAGTGTAGTCTTTTTTAGCTAACCCTGTTTGCATCTGAATATCAGGACTTCCTGGGACTATCTCTCCAGTAGATTTTTTTTGCCGGGTTCTAAATCTGCCTAGTGTTCTTGAAAAACGTGAATTTTCAGTATATTTTATTTGACTTAGCAATTTATCATTAGTCCCTTCGAATAATGTTTTAAGAATAGTAGCTTCTTCTGGATAGAATGTTCCACTCTCAACCATTTTATCGATAGACCTGCTAAGGTCCTGATAGCCGGGACCTGTATTAGTAGGAATTTCTTTTTTTATTTCATATTTACCTTCACGTTTTTGCATTGCATAAACTTCAGCTACATCTTTATCTTGACTATACCATTTTCTCTCTTTTAAATTATAATATTCATCAGCCTTATTAGACATCTCTGGATGTTCTATTTTTACAAAATCATAATCAGATGAATATTTATCAAATAATTTCTGATCAGCTTCAACATAGGAACTACTATTAGTTAATCCCCTTTGATCACCCTTTATCGTAGCTACTTTTGCTTTATCAATATTCAAAGAAGTTTCGACTACGTGTCCTTTTGCACCAGAATAAAATACACCAGACTCCTTTGAAGGTTCCTGAGTAATAGCATTTTCTTCACCTTGTATATTTTTTTTGGTTACTTGCTTATTTGCTATCTTATCAGCCGTTTTATTATACACTCCAACTCCAGCACTAATACCACCACCCATCACAGAGAAAGCGATAAGCTCAGTAGCTATCTGCTCTATAGTAAGTCCTTGAAATTCTTGATCACCTAACCCCACAGAGAATAATAATTGGTTTAAAGCATCAGCGTCTCTTTCCTCAAAGAACTCTCCGATGACACCATTCCAACCGGACTTCTTTAAGAGAGCTGTAAGTTGAGAGTTAGAAGCTGAAGGCAGTCTTTTTTTAAGTGCATTATATATAGAAGATTTTACTGCTACGTTTTTAACTGGTGTAGCCATCTTACCAATAAGCTTCCCAGTTATTCCACCAGTTCTTTCTGAAAGTAATTCAACTGCATGCTGAGAAACTCCATTAACAATAGCCTCACCTATAGGTTGTCCTGGCTCTATAATTTTTCCTGTTTCAAAATCATATTGGCCTATCATTCTTTCAGCCGACTTGTCAGTTATATTAGTAGGAGCTGTAAGCCCAAACTGCTTTGCAACTGTGGCCGCTTCGACTTTAGCTTTATTTTTTACTGCTGTTGTAAGAGCTGTTCTAAAAGCTTTATCCTCAGCATATTTTTTTAATGTCTCTTTAACACCAATCTTGGAAGCTTGCGCTAAAACCCAAGCGTCACCAGTTGGTGCCACGCTGCCAGTTAAAATTTCTGATAGTGCTACCGGAAGTAGCTCGCCCATAAATCTAACAGAATTCTTTATCGTTTCACCTGCTGCATATCCAGTATTCCTTTGTAACTTTGCTTCTTTTTCATTATTTTTATAGTACTCTTGCAACTTACTAACATCACCAGGTTTTTGCTCACCTTTTTCAAATCTTCTTGCTGACTGCGCTAACCCTACAGACTCAACAGCTTCTTTACCGGATCCATAAAATGGCACATCTTTTGAATCCCAGTCAGTAAGGCTATCAATGAGCCCGCTGGTAATTGACCTTCCTCCAGCAAATTCATACTGCTTAGCGTCTTCAGATGTTTTTATATCCTTTTGAATTTGTGAGTCATTCAAACCAAAGTAATCCTCTGCCCTTTTAGGTAGAAGAGTTTTTGCTACTCGGTTCCAAATGCTAGGTTTTTCCTGCACCTGTGGTTTAGCTTGTGAGATAGTAGATTCTGGAAGCCCGTACTTCTCAGCCATTGTTTGTTCACGAGGAGCTTGAATAGGCTTGGGAGTTGGTGCTATTGGTGCTGGCTGTGGAGTAACTACTTTTTTTACAGGCTTAACTACAGCAGTCTCCTCTGGAGAAACCGCATTGTATCTTCCTTTAGTATCTACTATTGAGTTATATCTATTAGACATTTATTTTCCTGTTATTGCTCCCCAAACTTTTGAAAACCAGCCTTCCTTTTTTTCTGGGGAGGCAGGTATTTGCTCAATAAAATAATGTTTAACAGACTGTGGCAAAGTACTGCCCATTATATCATCACTTAATTCATCAGCCTTTAATTCACCAGCAATAATCCTATCAAAATCTTCCTCAAAATTCTGGTATATCGGAACCTTTTTATCTTCATCATTGAGCGCCATTGGAGTATTTATATAAAAATTCTTTATATCATCATCAAGTGAACTAAAAGCATCAAGTCCTAATCCCGAATTACTAGCGCCATTGTTCAACTGTGTTTGAGTAAAGATAGACTTTGGAGTATTACTATCCCCACCATTTTTCTTCGTTCCCGTTGTAGCCTGCCATTGTCTAATGCTCTCGTTGGTAGCAAATATTTTATCTTCTCTGGAAGCTTTTTTAGCTTCTGCTGTTTTCTTTTCCTGCAACCTTGAGAACACATCATTCAAAGCAGGGTCATATATTCCAGCGTAAGCGTTTTCAATAGCCTTTAGTTGAGTTGGACTGTAAGCAATCCCAGATTTACTAGCAACACCATAAGGATCAGTAGTCCCAGTTGCAATATCATTACGAGCATTATTCAAATCAGTAGCCCTACCTGTAAGTTCAGCAGATGTTTGATTAGGATTAGTCATAGCGTCTCCAGCGTAGTTAGGTATTTGTCCAGTTCCCTTAGGGAGCTTACTAACCATGTAATTTGCATACTCTTGTGGTGACATAATTTCTCCAGTCTTAGGGTCTTTATATTTATTATTCAAATTATTTGCAACAGGTTCGGGAACCTGTGGAGCCTGTGGAGTTGTAGCCCCACCTGTAAATACAGGGGCAGGAGCTATTGCTGAATCTCCAGATACGTTAAAAATTCCACCATTATAAGGTAGCGTTTCTTCGTCTAATTTCTGTCCGCCTATCATAGAAGGCGTTGAATTAGCATTTCCGACTGAATTTAATCCAGATAGTCCATACGACCCATCATTATAAAGATTTTGTAGTAAATTTACCATATATTTAATATTGATTATTATATCCGCTAGCTAATAATTTATTTCCTTTATTCCATAAAGATCCTGCAGCTCTAGTATTAGTGTCGGTACTTCTTTCAACATTTCTTCTACCATCATAACTGTAGTTGTCAGGATTATAAACACTAGATAACCCAGAAGAGCCGACTCCTCCTCTAGCTTTGTTAGCATTGTAAGTATTGCCACCTAAATTATAGTACTGACTCAAGCCTTGAGCATTTTTATTTCCGTATTTATATTGGAAGTCCCTAGCAGTATTACCAATGTTAGATGTCATATTTCTTTGTGCTGTAGCTTGGTCTTGCTCGTATGCTCTTGTAAGGTTTTTTTCTTTTTGGACTCTGCTACCAGAAAAAAGAACACCCTGGTCAGCAGCTTTTTGATCAGATCTAGTCTTATCAGCTTCGAACTGTTGTCCGGAGTTTATTAAATAGTTCTGATAATTAGCTTGTTGTTGGGCTAGGGAAGATTCTGCGTCAGCAGTTTCTTTTTCTCGTAGTTGGTTATAATATAACTCATTACTTTTTTGTGCTTCTACTCTGGCACTTTCTTGATCTGCAGCGCTAAAAGGCTGACCATCCCAGTCAACAATACCAGACCAATCACCTGATTCTAACGCAGAAACAATAGATTCAATAGGGCTACCACCGTTTGTTAAAGCTTTTATTTCTGGATGGTTATTTAGTGCTTCATCGTGTTCTGTGGACGCACCTGCTTCTCCACCACCTTCGTAAGCTACTTCTATACCGCCAGCTGACGCAGCATCTTTAAGTTCAGCAATGTTTAGTATCTTTTGATTATTATCAGAGTAGTAGTAACTACCATCTTTTTTATAAAAATTTCTTGCCATATATTTATTATATTACCTTATCTTAGTTTTGAGTAACTCTATTTCTTCCTGAAGTTGATTTATTCTATGAGCCATAATTAAATATAAATCTTGTTTGCTTTCAAACATTCCAATCATTTGACCCTCTCTAATTTCTTTTGGTTTCAATCCAAAAGTAGGAAGTATTTTTGGTACATCTGTTCTTTTTCTATTAGCTATTAAATTCATATCATTATCACCTAGAGGATCAAAAGTTTCAGGATTAAAACTTTTTTCTGGTACAGGATTCATCTTTTTATTAATTACATTACTATATAATAATCTTTTTTCTTCAATTGTTTTACTATCATCTAAGTAATCAAGTTTATTTTTTTCAACCATATTATTTTATTAATTCTACAAATCTTTCAGCAAGAACTTCTGAAGATAAACACGCTTGTGATTTTTCTTCTTCGTAAGTTTTATAATCATTTGCAATTTCTCCCCAATCTTTTTCGTTATTAAAATTTAATGAAAATAACAATGTAGCAGTTACTACTAAAATAAGACCAATTATTATTGTTATTGCTATGTTTTTTTCAATTTTTATCATACTTTTATTATTATTTAATTAAAATTATTATTAATAAGAAGTCATATCAAAAGAACCAGTCCATGTACCATCACCTGGCCTTCCACGAAATTGGTCTGTTGCTCCACTAGCGTAATTAACTATATCACCAGCAACGGATGGGTTTGATGTTCCAGCAATTAATTTTATCTTAGGAGCTGTGATATATGCTGTTGCATAAATTATACCAGTACCCATTGATGCTCCACTTCCGCCAACTTTTAACCCAGCCGAAATATATTGAGAAGTAGTCGATAAAAGACTGGTTGTAATTTGAGATCCAGTAATTGTATTAGATGAAATTTTATTAGCATTTAATGAACCAGTTGCTATTCTACTAGCAGATAATGTTCCTGTTGAAATATTACTAGCATTAATATTTGTAACACTAACTACTGAAGCATTTAAAGTACCAGTAGTAATAGTACCACCAGAGATATTAGTAATATATCCATTGTTTCCAATCTGGTCTGTACCTGTACCGCCTCCAGAAATATTGCTATTAAATGTTGCTCCATTCGTAGCGTCTGTTCGAGCTACTGAAAGAGACCCAGTAGTAATTTTTCCAGCATCTAAATTACCTATATATGCACTTGATATTGAATTTCCAGTCCAAGTAGACCCAGTCCCGACAGAGGCGTTAGTCAAAGTAATACTAGAAGCAGTGACTGCTCCAGCCATAGTAACTCTAAAAGGAGCTGAACCAAATGCAGCATTTCCTAAATAAATTCCATTAGCATCAGCTTTAAAAATATTGTTACTTGAACCAATAGCTATACTACCACCAATGATGGAAGGTGAAGAAATTGATATACTTGCAACTACATATTGAGCTGTGATATTTAAAGCATTCACATATCCAGTTGTCACAACATTTCCAACGATAGTAGTAACACCCGCTGAATCTTTGGCAGTACCCAGTCCAACATTAGTACCAACAATCAATTGACCAGTAGTAATCTTAGAAGCATCAATAGTATTTGCAATAATATTATCTCCAACAATTTGAGTAGCTTCAGAAAGCATATAAGTTGCAGAAGTGATTCCATTTTCAGCAACCGCTATAAGAACTTTTCCTAGCCCGACTGCGTCAGAAGAAGTAGTAGTTTTTTGATAGACAGTCTCTGAATCTAATAACGATAAATATATATAAGTTTTAGCAGCCATCACTCCAGTAGAACCAGCATCAATAGAATAAGCAGTCCCATCAGCAGAAGTAAATGTTCCAGCCCCCCAGGTGACTGTGTTTAAAGTAGATGAAACAAAGGCACAAGTTTGACCCCACCCCCAATTAGAAACATCAAGGGTGGTAGTTGGGATAGTTCCATCTTCTATTTGTGCTCCATCGATTTGAACATTACCAGTATTTATATCTTGAGCAGCCCCACCAGAAGGAATAGAGGCTGGTTCAGCTTCAGACGAGTCAGTTGAAACAAAAGAGGAGTCCTTTGTTTCCAAATTCTGGTTATTATCCCTATAAAGGAATCTGTTTAAATATAAATCTGATAATTTCATATATTAATTTTGTTCAAAACCAGCATCCTCAATCTTTAATATTTCAATACCATTGAAAATTATTGGGGTACCAGTAGTGTAACCCCTTATTCTAGTTCTAATTATATTAAAATCTTTAGTTACTTCATTAGGAAACAAAGATACATAATCACCATTAATAGTTCCTATATCGTTCCACTTATTTACTGTATCCTTATCAGCTTGATATTGCATCAAAGCTCCACCGGCATTTTTAGTCATTATAGCAAAACCAGTTATTGCTTTAGAATGAGAATACATTTCAGTAAATGATCGCCATCGATCAATCATTTCGTAATAAATCTTTTCTCCAAAATCAGTAGTACCTGAATCTAATTTACCAACTAGCCCCAACGAAGTACCGGCAATTTGCTCAATTGTTGTACCATCATCATATTTTATTAAAGATGTAATACTTACATCTTCAAAATCATAGATAGTCCAAATTTGAGTGGAAATAGAATATCTAACCTGACAATTTTTATAATCAACACCCTCTAAAGTTAACGGTCCGCATGACCATTTTACAGCATCATTGCCATCATAAATACCAATTATATTAGTATAATTAGATCTTGGAATAGCTTTTACAACATCATTTATTCTTCTTGATATTTCAGTAGGCTGACTATCGTAAGTAAATTTATAGAATCCAGAAGAGTGATGAAAATAAACCCCATCTTTTCCTTGGACTATTGATTCTTGGGAAAATGTTCCAACATTATATGCTGGGTATGGATCTACATTAGTCGTATTGTAGACGCGATAAATATGATTTTCTTTAAAAAGTAGCAAAGCTTTTGGCACTCTGAATAACCCTGTAATCGATTCTCCATCCTGCGGAGAAAATTTAGCAATAAAATTTGTAGTAATATCGAAAGTCAAAGGAGTAACATAGGTAGTTCCATCTGTCGACTGAACAATATCAGTGTAATAAAGAATATCAGTAGAAGAATCAGCTACCCAGATACGCCCGCCAAAACCAGCCTCTATAAAATCAGCCGCTGGAAAAGTAGCCGGAACATCGGTTGTGCCAAATGCTCCACCATTGGAAGTATTTGGATCATCACCAGCATTACCATTTACCATCCATACCCTATTTAAAAATTGACTAAATCTAGCTTTTGTAGTTACTGTGGTTGTTCTAACTGAAGTCCAGTTCGTACCGTTCCAAACTGAAACGTCTGTTCCTACTTGAGCAAAAAGTCTCTTGTTGCCTGATTGAATATTTAAAGATCCGAAAGCAATTACACTCCCGGTTAATGTTGTTGCATAGGTTGTTACACCATATCTAGTAGTCATCGAACCAATTCTATCAAAGTCCATATTGATAGCCAGTTGAACAGAATTCTCCGGACAAACAGTATCACTTAATTGAGATGATCTAATAACTCCTTCTGTTGGATATGGTATATTTATGTCTTTTATTGTAGGCATAATTTCTATTTAATTTCACTATTACCCCACTCATCCCGCAAAAAAATAAGTGGGGAGGTAGAAAAACTACCGTGTCAGAACTTACGGAGTAAGAACCAACACATTTAGAATTGTATCGCTTGAAGGATCGCCAGAGAAAGTAATATCAACAGAACCGATATTAGCTTCAACTGATAGAATGGAAACATTATTTCCACCGTTGTTAACTAAAGTAGCAAAAACTGTATCAGTAGCAGCAACACTAGCGAAGTCACCAGCTGAAAGATTTTCAGTAGCGCCACCACCAGTTGTTGTAACAATTTCGTTTACAACTGTAGTAATTCCAGTAGGACCAGTATATCCAGTAGGACCAGTATAGCCAGTAACAGAAGAATCAGCTCCTGAATAACCAGTATAGCCAGTAGGACCAGTATAACCAGTAGGACCAGTATAACCAGTATATCCTGTTGCACCAGTAGCTGAAGCAGCTCCATCGTCACCAGTATAACCAGTAGGGCCTGTATAGCCAGTATATCCAGTAAAACCAGTATAGCCAGTAACACCTTGAGGCCCAATTGGACCAGTGTAGCCAGTGTAGCCAGTAGGGCCATCAGGACCTGTGTAACCAGTATCACCAGTAAAACCAGTGTAACCTGTGTCACCAGTGTCACCTGTTGCACCAGTAGCTGAAGTAGCTCCTACAGGACCTGTGTAACCAGTTGGACCTGTATCGCCTGCACCTGTGTAACCTGTGTAACCTGTGTCACCAGTTGGACCAGTATAACCAGTTGGACCAGTATAACCAGTTGGACCAGTGTAGCCAGTTGAACCAGCAGCACCAGCACCAATTGCTGTCCATGCTGGGACTGCAACTGTGCCTGTCATTTGGTAAACAGCTGAACCATCTAAATCTTGAAGTATGCACTCTAATGCAAAAACATTTGCATATGTCGCACCAGCGTAAGGTGTTCCACCAGTTACGGTACCAAAGGTAACTAACTGATATGAACTTGTATTGTCAGGCTGTTCCTGTTGTTGAATATCAACTAAAGGAATCAGCGGATTAATAAATGCCATAATTTTATTTTTAACTTGTAATAATTGTAGTATCTTGTCCGGTATAAAGATTGTTAAATAAGGCTTGCACCAAATCCTCGAATTTCTTCAAATCAGGATCCTTACTATCAAGTGAAGTATCTTTACGATACTTGATAGCATAACGTAGATACCATTTATAAATTTCTCTGTAATGCTCTGGAAGCTCCACAGAAAGACTTACAACTTCATCAATTTTTTTGTAGTAATCAATATAGAGGTTATTCCCCTGCATTGAATCAGGAACTATTCGATCAAAATACAATTTGTCATCAAAAACAGTATAGTAGATAGGCTGTGAAATTGTGGGTCTCGACCAAACCCTAGTCCCAGACGGGATATCACGAGTTATTCCTGTTACTCCTAAAAGTTGATTTGTTGTTAAATCTATAGAGGTGTACGCTATTTCTTCAATATCCTGCGTATAAGCTGTCGTTGCAACATATGCCACACCCGAGGCACTGTCAGGAAAATCTCCCACACTATCAAATGTAATCGATACAGCTCCGGTTAAAGTAACCTCTGAAGTTGTTCCTCCGGTTGTTGAAAATGCAATCTGATTCCAGGAACGTTTATCGATATATCTCAAATTAAATGGTGTTAATATATTATCAACCAAAAATCTAGCAGCTAAAACAGACCTGTCCGTTTCTATAAAATCTATATCGGTAGGCAAGTCAACATAGTTACTTCCAGCTAATATTTTAATTGGATATTCAAACTTTTGTTGCCAGGCATGACGAATACCATAAAGTTTAGCGTGAGTAAATTTTCTTGCATCATTGATAGCTGCTATACAAAATGGAATTGTAATTCTTTTATCTTCTTCACTTACTCCCATTGCTTTCAACACTGGATAGATAACAGAAGAAACTGAATTTGTTGGATAAGCATCAACGCTTATAGCAGTAGAAAAATCTGAAAGTAATCCGGTAAGCGAATTTTTCCACTGAATCTTGTAATAATCAGTACCTAGACCAGTTATGTCATATATAGTAGTTTTTTGCTGTGTAGTAAAAATAGTTTGAGTAGCGAAAACAACATAAACTCCATCAATTGTCGCGCTTTTTGATACAACTATTTGATCCCATTTCAATTCACTAATAACATCACCGCGATTATGAGCCATTACTGTAGCTAAAGTTACAAATGATTGCGCAGTGTGTGAAGCTGAAGTTACTATTTCAGCATTTTCAGCACCTACTGACGATAACAACAATAAAGTTGATGCAGTAGAGGTAAAATCAACTGTGTTATCCGCAGGGACGGCTAACACTCCAGCAACAATATTGCTACTCAAATAAGTAGAAGCTTTAACATCCAACTCATTTGGAATATCAATAGTGTTCCCTATATTGTTTATAATTTTTATTTGAGGGTACATCTTTTTTTAGTTAATTGTTAGTTCTATATTTATTATACAACTTTAATAGCTTAAAAACAATTATTGTACTGGGGTTCCTGTGATTACGATATCATTTTTATTTAAAATAGCGATAATAATTTTAAGTATTGCTCCGACTCCAACTAATAACAATCCAATTTTTACGTCCACACCAATTTGCACTAAGCCCGCACCTAAAAGTACGCTACCTGCTTCATTTAATGTTATTGTATTATTCATATAATTATAATTCTTTTAATTTTTTAGCTAATAACGCTCGATCCTCCACGACCTTAGACCATCCTAACTTATATGTTTCATCCATAGATTTATCAGAATTTTTAGTCCAATGATAATGATTAACAATTGCTCTGTCAGCTCTTTTAGCAATCCCTAACTTTTTCATTTTAGCCCAAAGTAAATTATCACAACCGCAATGATGAAAATCAGTATCAAAAACTTCACCAATTTTTTCAATTATATCTTTCCTAATCATAAAATGTTCATTAATATTTCCTTCGTCCGGTATAACTTCCCCAGTATTGAAAGCAACATAGCCTAATTCACCTACGGCTAAAGCCTCATTAATTGACTCTGGTGAAAACTTAACATCGTTAGAAGCAAACACAATCCATTCACCAGTTGACTCCTCTACTCCTTGCTTTAGAAGTTTTGGGACGCCAGTTCTATCTTCAAAACTGTCCTGCTTTACAATAACTTCAATTTTATCAATTGGATAATTTAGATTTTCTATCGATTCTAAACATCGTATTAAGCCTTCCTCTCTACCCAGTGTAGGTATTACAAACGAAACTACAGGCATTTTAGAGCTTCGTTTTCTAATGATCCCGCCAAAACTCCATTTTTCCATTATAGTTTCTAGTTTTTCAACTTCTAATCCAGGAATACTTTCTATTATTTGTTTCAAAGAATCTCTAGTGAAAACTTGCTTGTGACAACCTCCACTAAGCATAGGATTTAGAGTATCAATAAATTCATCATCCGGAAGTATTATAATTATTTTTCCATCTTCTTTTAATATACGTCTCCATTCACAAAGAGTTTTATTAGTATCTTCCATATGTTCTAATACATGACTTGCTAAAATAACATCAACTGAATTGTCTTCTATCATTTGTAAATCATCAACACTGGAAACAATATCAACGCCTTCTTTCTGCTCAATATCTACACCAATAGCTCTATCTAAAGTTTTAAATGTTGAACAACCTAAATCATATATAACTTTATCATTGTCAGTTATATGATTTAATTTATACATTTTTTCTGGATGTAAATCTTGAGGAATATTAAACTTTACTGCGAGTTCATCTTGTGTTGGCCTGTATAAATATAATCGTCTTAATGTTTCCTTGTCAACCTGCTCAGTTCTAGTTTTACCAATAAACATTGGGTCAAAAGAACTACCAGCATCAATACAAGTAATGTTATTATTTTGTGTTAACGCCATAGCAATCAAAACTTTTGCCGGCATACCACAACTAAATATAAGTATATTTCCATCCTGTATATCTAAATTAATACTATCAATAGTCTCAAAGGCATTAACCAATGGGACTATAATTTGAGATGCTCCAATCAAATCACAAACTTGAGACAACCGTTCTGGCCCAATAAAGATTTTTCTTCTTGGTGATTCTTTAACCGCCATCCAGAAATCCTTTAACTTTTCTAAATTATTATCTTTACGATGAAGTAAAATATTATAATTAACTTGGTCAGTCCATTCTACAATATCAGCTTTATCTTTTAAAAATTCAAATGATTCTTTTAATGTAGTTCCTAATTTTTCTGAGTAATCGTGACCATCACAATTAGTTCCAGTTTCCCCTGACATACAAGCTATTTCACCATCACCTCTTTTTACAAATGAAAAATTAATATTATCTTTTATATTTTTTGTATAAGTATCTAATTTTGTGGGAATATTATAAAATTTACCATCAGAAATATATCTTGGATTAGTAGGGAAAAAAGCTAAAGCTTTAAAATAATGCTCTTTGCTTTTCTCTTTTTTATTAACCCACCAATATGAAATATATAATAATTCATGTGGCGTATGTTCGTAGTAAGGTTGATGATTCGAATAAAAAGGTAACTGTGTAACAGATAAAGCTGCTTCACAATAAGCTATTACCTGCGGATACATTTCTTTACTAAAATAATATTCAGCTAAACGCATAAGTGGTTCTCTTCTCACTTCTTTCTCCACTGACTTGCTATACCATTTTAACATTTCGTCAATTTCACCTAGCTTCTTATAACAATCACCAATATAAAGCATCGATTGTGCGGCTTCAGTCCCCCATCTACCCATTGAAATATGATTTTTAAATTCTTTTATTGCAGATTTATGTCTTCCTAAATAAAACATTTCTCTAGCAAAGTAATGAGAATTACGATCGTTCTCTGGATTGTTATAACAATCAAGAGCAAGACCTCTAAGATAACCAGAACGATTAGTTTTCACATTTTGATAATGTTCCAGTTTAATAATTTCCTCTCCTAAATATATCCTTTTAGCTGAACCTTTTAAAACTTCATGTATAACACCTGCCCACTTCATTTTATTTCTATCATAAAATTTACAATGTTTAAATTTGATTACTGGATTTCCGACTAAGTCGTGAGAAAAAACAAATTCGTATTCTAATTGCTCAAAACCTTCACCTATAACTTCGTCTAACTTATCAATATCAAATCTAGTAAAAATCTCATCACAATCAGGAGTAGCAATCATATCATTGTCCGGAAAAGTAGATATGTAATTTCTAGCTGAACCAAAGTCAAAAAGAGAATCGCCAGCTTTCACTGCTGATTCTTCACCATCAATTATAAATTTTGAGTTAATTTTGTTGGCTAAATCTTCATCAATATTTATTCTAAATTTATCTCCAACAACTTCTACTTTACATCCTAAATCTCTTGCTACTTCAACTGTGTTATCAGTTGAACCTGTATCGAGTACCCATATATCACCACCTCGGTCTTGAAATTCTTTCAAAGAACCTATTAGACGTGGAAGAGTTACAGCTTCATTTCTAGCAATGAGTGCAACTGAAAATTTTGGTTTATTCATTTATTTGCGGTTAAATGTTAATTAATTATAAAAAACTTGGAACATGTTCTTCTACTGGAGCATCCTCAACTGGAGCCTCCTCGACTGGAACCTCCTCGACTGGAGTCTCCTCGACTGGAGCCTCCTCGACTGGAGTCTCCTCGACTGGAGCCTCCTCGACTCGAGTCTCTTCTGGTTTTTTTTTACCTAACCAGCCTTTAATTGTCTCACTAATCATATTATTTTTATTTAAAGTTAATAAGCCTTGAATTAAAATATCCCAATTTAATGTACCATCAGAATTTCTTGGGATAGGAAAACCAGCTTCAGTAGCTTTAGTTACTAGCTCTTCCTCATTTTTACATCCGTACCAAATACCAACAGATTTAGAATTAGCATCTTTAATTATTTTTATATCTTCTGGTAAATTTATAATCGGATCAATTACTAATTTCATATAAGAAGTAATTTTATTTTGAGCCTTTTCTTTTACATAAGGATTATAACTATCATAATAGTTCATCAAATTTTCTTTACTTTTTATTTCAACTACAGCGTGTCTTGGAAATACAACTTGAAGTGGTACGTGCTGTAGTTGCTTAACAAGATTTTCAACGCTAACATCATCCACCCACTCATAAGAAATTTTAAATAAAGTTAAAAATTCTTTACCAAGATCTAACATCTCCTGTGTAATTTGTTTTTTATTATAATAAGTATCCCAGTCTTCATTAACTTTTTCTAATAACATTGGTTGAGGAATCAATCCATTGTCTCTAGCATCATTAGCAACTTTATAAAACCAGTTACCTTTATATTCAGCAGTCTTATTAAGAATACTGTTATATTTTTCTGAAAAATTAATCTTACCAGCATCATCAAAATAACCTTTTTCTCTAAGCCAATTAATATGACCAATCGGTAAAGTTCCAACATCAATCATTTGATTCAACTGAAATTCAAAAGAATTGTGATTACTTTGAGTAACACAATTCAATTTATCACCGTGAATACCTTTTTGGATTTCCCCTGTCGGTAGATACGCTGGTTTATTCCAATTGCTATCTTCAATTCTTACTTCAAAAGGCAACACACCTCCAGCGAAGTCAGTATCTTCACGACCTTCAAACGCTCCATTGTTTAAGATGTTATTCTCCATATATATATTAGAACTATTATAAATAAAATTATAAAAACACAACTACCACAAGCAACAAATAAATCTCCATTTTCTTTAGAGTTAGTTAAAGGTTTATTTTGTCTGCGTTTATATCTTGACATAATATTAATTAATAACAAAGCGTTCTACTAAAAACCAAATTATAGAAATAAGGAATCCAAGTACTCCAGTAACAGAGGTCCACATAACTTTAGTTATAAACTTTTCTAACTTCTCAAATCTATCTTTCGTTTCATCTTCAAACTTATCAAATTCATTCTTATTAGGAAATGATGACCGACATTCATCAATAAATTTACTTAATTTATTTTCAAGTTTTTGAAGACTTTCTTTAATAAAACCTATATCTTTTTTCATTCCCTTCATATCTATTTTTATATTAGTAATTTCTTCTGTGGTTTTTTCCATAAAGTTTGTAGTAGCTGGACTAGGCTTAAAATGACCTTTTAAAGCCGCATTAGTTTCTAATTCTTCTTCTTTGGTAGACATATATTAATTAATTTATTAGAAAGGCAAGGGGAATTGCCAGCTATATAGTAGTATTGTTTCTGGATTCCCCCGAATGAACAATATATTATTTAAAAAAATGGTAAGAAATTACTATTGCCACCTACACTATGCTCTACTACAAGTTTAGGGTCTTGTATGGTTCCTGAAACATCTGCTGAACTTGCCTTTATTGAAAAACGATTTCCTGATGACCACGCAGGTGTTCCATTGTCTGCATCAACTTTAGAACGTAAACCAAATTTTGAATTTGCTGTTTGTGATATTTTAGTTAAATCAGTTAATGAAAAATTATTATAAGCAGATGTAGTAACTGAATCATAAGGAATATCAGAAGCTATTGCAGTTGTTCCTAGATTTGCATAATCAGCATTAACTAAATTATTATCATTAGCTGGTGTTGAGGTCGTAAGTCTTAGTCCAGCATTTGCACTGCTTTCTCCAGCAGTATTACTTTTTGCTGTTACATATAAAGAAAGTGTTGCACTGCTTACTGTATCTCCAACAGCTATTGATGAGGTATTAAATAAAACTATTCCACGAGCTAGATTATTAAAAGTATTTGAACTACTGCCTGAAATTAATTTTGATGGTTGTAAATCTAAATATGTTGGACTAGCTCCAGTACCAGCACTTGTACGAATTGTACTAAATGATTCATTAGTAACAGAACGTTCAACAAATCCGTCAACTGGACTGTTAGCTCCTGCCGCAGGATAAAATGTACTTGTAGTATTGCCTATTTTACCACTTACAATTTTACTATCATCAAAAACTTGTTTCTTAACACTTATGGTATGTTCTAATGATTGTAAAATTGCTTCTTTTAAATCTTCTCTTAACTTTCTTATTTTTTTTTCTCCAGTATCTATATCAATCCATTCTCTAATAATATCACCATTAGGGTCATCTACTAAAATAGGTGGATTGATTATTATAAAGCGTTCAATATCAATCGTTCCATTTTTTCCAAAACCTATTTGTCCGTCTTTATTCCACGCTCTTGCAAATACCTCCACACCACCATCTATTTCTTTCATATCAACAATTTCAATATCGTATTTTGTACGTTTAACTTTAGCTACCTTTTTAATCTTTGCGATTTCTTTGCCTTTAAAACTAGCTCGTTCATTTGCTAATTTGCCTTCTATTAAATTTTTAATTGGACTAGCCATATATTTAAATTTCATTAGCAACTGCTACACATCCCCATTTTGCAGTAACAGTGTCATAAATAAATCCAACCGTAAGAACCTTGCTTATAACCGTAGTAGTAGGTAACGCAACTCCTTTTGCCTCAAAATCATCTCCCCAAGCTATTGCTCTTGCCGTACCATCATCTTTTATTCTAAATATTATTTTCTGAAAGTTAGTTTCAGCAGTACCAACCATATCAACATCTGTAATTGCTGCATCTTGTGCTGTTATTGTAACCACATCATAATCATCTGAATCCACTTCTGGAGTTGCATCCGTAGTAAATGTTAATACTCTATTTGTAATTGTTTTATTCGTAAGAGTAACTGTATTAGTAAGAGTCACTGATTCAGGACCAGTATAACCCGTATAACCAGTATAGCCAGTATAGCCAGTAACTGTTGAATCAGCTCCAGAATCGCCTGTATAGCCAGTAGGACCAATTGGACCAGTATAACCAGTTGGACCAATAACTGTTGAATCAGCTCCTGAATAACCAGTGTACCCTGTAAAACCGGTATATCCAGTATAGCCAGTAGGACCAGTTACTGTAGAATCCGCTCCATCATCACCTGTGTAGCCAGTAGGACCTATTGGGCCTGTGTAACCTGTATAACCAGTTGGACCAGTTACCGTTGAATCAGCACCAGAATCACCTGTATACCCAGTATAGCCAGTAGAACCGATTGGACCTGTGTAACCTGTATAACCAATATCTCCTCTTGGAGAAAATGTTAAAACAATAGGATCCCCATTCGAAAATGGAGGGTCACCACCACCGTGAGTAATATATGTAACTTCTATCCAAAAATAATCTCCTTGATCAGCAACCGTAGTAATTTTTCCATTCCAGAATTTAGTATTAGGAGTAGCAACACTAAAGAATTTTATAAATCCATAATCAGGTTCTGCTGCTCCAGCACCGACTAAAGAAAGTAGAAACTCTTGCATATTATTACTATCAGCATCAGTCTGACTAATAACCATTTCTGTAACACTTGAAGATGTCGCGCTATTAAATCTTATATCTCCAGTTCCAGGATCATCAGTTGTTTCAGCTGCTGTACTGGTATCAAAATTCCATTTAGCGGAGTAACCACCAAATTGTCCTGTTCCACCATCTGGACCTGTATAACCAGTATAACCAGTGTAACCTGTGAAGCCAGTATAACCAGTGTATCCTGTTACATTAGAGTCAGTACCAGAATCACCTGTATAACCAGTTGGGCCAGTGTAACCAGTTGGACCAGTGTAACCAGTTGGACCAGTGTAACCAGTTGGACCTGTATAACCAGTTGGACCTTGTGCTACCCATAAATCCCAAGTAGCATCTGGTGGTTCGTTACCTATATTATCATCAATATTTGTTATATAAGAATTACCTTCCCAAGCAACTGCATCATAAACACCAGTATCAATAACATAATTTGTTCCAATTTCCCAAGTACCTTTCCAATCAATGCCAGCTCCTGCTAGCCCAGTATAACCTGTATATCCAGTTGAACCTGTGTAACCAGTAGGACCTGTAACATTTGAATCAGTTCCTGAATCACCAGTATATCCAGTTGGACCAGTGTAACCAGTTGGACCAGTTACTGTTGAGTCAGCTCCTGTATCTCCAGTGTATCCTGTTGCTCCTTGAAGTCCAGTATATCCAGTAGGACCAGTATCACCACTTCCTGTATAGCCTGTATAACCAGTTTCTCCTTGAGAACCAGTATAACCAGTAGGACCAGTATCACCGCTTCCTGTATAACCTGTAGGACCAATAACAGTTGAATCAGCTCCAGTATAACCTGTATATCCAGTGTAACCTGTATAACCTGTAGGGCCAGTTGGTCCTATTGGTCCAGTTGTTTTAGTATCAACCCAAGCGCTAGTATCTGAGTCCCAAGTCCATATTGAATCAGTTGAACCTACCATAGCAAAATAACCATCTGCACCAACTGGGTAGGCAATATTAAGAGCTGCTGGTGTAGCAAACCATCCTAAATTATTCGGGTCGCCTAATTTATTTGCTAGATATGCCATATTTTTATATTTTCTTATTTATTAAACCTTTTTTTTGACATTCCATAATCATCTTCGGTACTTTATCAATTACTATATTTGTCTCAAAAACATTCTTTTTATTAACATTTATAATTTCCTCAAGACTTACTGCTAAATTCTTTACCAACAAATCTATTTCATCCGAATTTTTTTTACTTACTTGAGTAACACGGTCAACAACCTTATCTAACAAAAGTGTTTCACCTTTGATAACCTCAAATGTAGCTAAAGCATTTTTAACATCAGAGTCTAATCCTTCTTTTTGATTTTCCAATATAACTAATATTTTTCCAAGGTTCATTATCTCTGACTCTAATGTAGTTTTTTTTGATTCTAAAAAAGCAACCTCCTTGGAGATTACCTCTGGCAGTTCACTTTCTTTTATTTTTAATTCTTCAATACGACCACTAATTACATTCATCCTATTTTCAATGTCAGAATTTGAGTTCGCTAGGTCTTTATTTATTGACTGAAGTTTTTCTTCTTCAACTCTTAAAACCTGAATAGCATGAAGAAAGGCATCTCTTTGCTCAGCCCATGTTTTTAATTGATCTTTTTGCTCTGTAGTTAGTTCTGTATTTTCCATATATTATTTTCTTAATACTAATCTTTTTAATTTAGGGATAAGTCTTTTTTCGTTCTCTCTTCCCCTTTAGCCTGTCAGTTTTCAATAAGCTTCTGTCAGAAATCCACTTGTAATTCTTCTTCCCTGAATTTGCCTCTGAAATCTTTCTCTTTGTTTCTTCTGACATTTTACCACCCCTTTTAGAATCACTAATCTTTTTCTTGGTTTCAATAGAAAGGTGTTTTCCTAAATTATGCCTTGAATGATTTTTACTAATTTTCTTTTTAGTAGCCGAAGAAAGAGTTTTCCCCTTATTGTTTTTATAAACACCACTAGGCATAGAGTTAATTAATATCGAAAGCTATAGTCTATCGAACCATTAAAAGTTCCTCCTGTTACTACGAGTTTGAAAGCTTCTCCAGGTCTACATTCAAATCTAGGTACTCCATCCATACCAGGTTCATCTTGTTCTGTAATACCTTGGCCAGCATCTAAAGCAAAAGCTGCTAAAGTTCTAGTACCTGCCATTACAGTTAAATTACCAGCACCTGATAAATCTCCTATTAACTCGTGAACATAAATATAAGCATTATCTTGTGCAGCGACAATTTCGTTTGTACCAATTGCAGCGGCTACAGCAGTTGATGTTTTTTTTGTGTGAGCATCTTGTAAAATTCCCATATATTTTTTATTTACTTATTTAGTTACTCTGTCTGTCTGAACTCCCAACTAATTGGGAGTTCAATAGGAAGACTAACTTAAACAGTAGCTCCGTCGCCCGCTGACCATTCCCAACCACGAAGATCAGATGCACCCATAACAGCTAGGGAGTTAAAATTTAATACCAAATCTTGATTACCTAGCAAGTCAATTACTGCTGGTTCTGCACGAGTTGGTAAAGCTTCGATGTAAAGAAAACCGTAGTCTTCATTCATCATCTTAGAATCAAACATACCCCACATTAAACCGTCCATAGCCAAATTTTGGTATGGAGATAATTCTACAACTTTGAAAGTATCAGTAGCTGGAGTATTATTAAACAAATTAGTTTGTTGTGGAGCTAAACCTTTGTCAATTGTACCTTTAATAGTTTTAGCAAATTGAGCAGTAGTTGAACCCTTTCGACACACTAAAGTATCTAAATCAGAAACTAATGGATTTCCACGTCCATCTTTCTTATCTGATTGTAATCTACGAGCAGCTAATAGAGATGAATAAGTGAATTGAGGTGAACTTGTAGCACCGTCAACAATAACATTTGACCAAGCTGCGCCACCATCTTCACGTGGATGAACCTGTGACCAATATTCAACAGCGTCAGCACCAACAGTAGAAACTGGTGTAGAAGTACCTACTGAATTAATTGGAGTCCATGTGAAAGATGTTGTGAATCCTTGAGCTAAAAGAGATTGAGCTAAATAATTTTTAGCGTGCTCGATAGCGTTCTTTCCTTCTAAAACTTTTGATTTAACAGAGCCTTTAATTTTTTTAGCTGCTGATTCGAATAAAAAGAAATTCGTTTGGAAAGTCAAACGTACTTTTTTAGTAAAGTGCATTTGAACGTAATTTTTTGAATATCCTTGAATTGGGGCATCAGAAGCACCGATACCACCGTCTGGGATTATTTGAGCCATACCAAGTCCAGTAACACCAACATCAGTATAAGTTCTTTCATTGTTATCAACTTTATACATGAAGTCCAAGTATTCTGCTCGGACAGTAGGTGAAGTCTTTGGAGCAATGTGTTTTAAAACATTGTTTACTATGACCGCATAATCATTTATTGTTCCAACCATATTTTTATATTATTAAATGAATTATAAAGTCAAAAATCTTCCGATAATAAGTTTATCTGAAGCTTCTCCGTACGGTTCGACTTGCTGTACGATTCCAGTACCAGAAGTTGTACCAGTATTATTTACTTCTGTCGCATCAGTTAAAACCATTGCTTGCCCATTATGAGTAGCATCGGAGTTGTTTGTTACAGCGAAGATAAATGTATCTTCGTCTGAAGGCTTTATCACTTGAACACGAGTTAATGCGTCTGCGACTGAAATTGTTTGATTACAAACACCTAACAAATCAGCTACAACAGTTCCACTGTCAGCGTCAACAGCAAGACCTGCTGTTTGAGCTAGGATATTTCCTAATGTCATCACAGTTCCTGTTGCTTTGTTTTCGTCACGCAATTCTCTTGTGTTTTTTATGGTAGCCTGTTTTACAGTTGCCATATTAATTATCTGTTAAAGGATTATTTAATCCGATAGAAGTTTAGTTGTGAGTAAATTCTTTGTGATATTCAATACTTACTTTACAACGATGTTGGTATGCCTCTTGTTTACTTTTAAAGTAGCCAAGATTTTTTTGTACACCATCTAATGTTATATAAGCTATCCAAGCTCTATGGATTTTATCCCAAGAGACTCCTTTAAAACCGGATATATTTCTAGACTGTTTAGGTCTATTCATCCTGTTCTGGGATTTGGTAGCCAATCTAATATTAGACCTCTGATTATTAAGTCCGTTCCCATCTTTGTGGTCAACTTCTAAACTATCTGGTGCATCCATTAATAATCTGTGCATCCTGATAGTTTTTTGATTACCATCTTTATTTAAGATTGAACGAGCTGCATAAAAAGTGTTTGTACCTCTTTTTGCATACCATTTATAATTGTTAAGTATCTCGTAATCGTCATTGTCAACTAAAGTATATTTACCTTTTGTCAGTTTAATCTTTTTCATAAGACTAATCTGATATCAACTCGACAGCTTTTTCTTCTGACATACCAGTCTTGATTAGCTCATCTAACGAACTACGCATTTCTGGGGAGTAATCAGTCTTAGCAACGGTTCCACCTGGGAATTGCATTGCATTGACCTTCTCCTGAACATTTGCACCTTTCAATACTCTTTCTTGAATAGTCTCCGATGGTTTAAACATATTTTCACGAGCAAGTTCTAGGACTGTCATTAAATCTTTGCCACCCTTGTTTTGCCAAGCGTAGTTTGAATCAACGAAGTCGAAAAATACTTCACGTGTATCACTATCTTTAAGTTCGGAATGTCTTCCAACAAAATTATCTAAGGTACTTTTAACATCTGCGGCAAGGCGTTCCTGTTGGACTATCTCTGCGATATCCTCTTTGGTCGCTCCACCCAGTTCCTTTAGGCGTTCTTTGTCAGCCTCTAAAGCATCATCTTTGTCTTTAACTTCTTCCGGTGTTTTTGGTTTGTCATCAACTTTTTGATTCAGTGGATTTACAAACCTATCAGCGCCATTAAGATTTTTCATTTGACCCTTCGCGGTCTTAATCTCGTCTGATAATTGTTGACGTTGTTCATCGGTTGTAGCAAGTTTTTTTCTTTTAACTAAATCTAAAAGCTCTATACGCTTCTCGAATGACTCATCAGATTCAAACTTACCTTTATTTGGGACACGAAATTCGTATTCCGCCGGTTTTTCTTCATCAACTGGAGGAGTGCTGGGGTCCTCTTGTTTAGGATCCACAGGTTTTTCAACTTTTGGATCTTCAACTTTTGGTTCCTCCGGTTTAATATCTTCAGGAGTATCCCCCGTTGGATCTTCAACCTTGGCTTTCTCTGTTGGAGCAAGCTCATTTCCAGCTTGGACAGATGCTATTGATTCTTCGAGAGTTTTGTCTAACTCTGATTCATCTTCAACATCTGATTTTTTGTCGACTATTGGGTCAACAACAACTTCAGCCACTGGGGCTTCAGTCTCTATTGTTTTTTTTATTTCCATATGTTTATCCGCTCGTATCGTGAACGGTACCGATGGTTAATTTAATTATAGGACTTTTAAAAACTAAAAGCAAACTATCTATCATCGTATTTTACAAATTTTTTCATTTTTTCTAATTTCTGTCTCAATGTATCCATATTTACAGAGCCCTCATCTAAAAATGAAATAGCATGCTTTTGAAAATCCCCATCCATAGAATCTTCAGAATCACCGACTAAATCAGAATATTTAATTGGAACAATCACCAAATAAACTTCCTTATCTACCTGTCTATAAAATAAAATATTGTCAGAAGGCTTAAAAACCTTGTTAAACACTAACAATAAATCCTTTCTAGTTACTGGTTCACCACAAGACCCTTCGAATCCTGGAGCAATTATTCCTTTGTTGAAATAATCACTAGCAGGGACCTCTTCTCCTGAAGTATTCCTTATAACTATTTTCTTTTTTTCAACCTTAGGTTTTACTTCTACCTCAGGTTTTACTTCTACCTTAGGTTTTACTTCTACCTTAGGTTTTACTTCTACCTTAGGTTTTACTTCTACCGCTGCTTTTGCTTCTGTTTGTAACTCCTCTGGAGTTTTTGTTGTATTTCCCATATAATTATCCGCTCGTATCGTGAACGGTGCCGATGGTTAATTAATAAATTATTTATTTAATTTAATATTTTTAAAACTCTTGTAAAATTTCTTTATAAAATTTTCTTGATTCGGTTTTATTTTAGACCTCACTTTATCTATATATTCCTTTGTTAATGTTGTAACAGGAACATCCTCATCTATCTTAGCAATACCCATAGCTTGTTCTATTAGAGCAAATTCAATTGGGTAAGGATGTTTATAATTCATAAGAATTTTTTCACCCTTTTTCATATCCTTATCCAACACACATTCCAACTGCCTTCCAACCTCAACAACATTAATCTTATCAGACTCAACGAAAGTAGCTTCTAAAGTATCTGAATTTATACCACCAATAAGCATTGAAGATAATTCCTCTGCACTAATTTCAAATTCATCACCAGACTTGGAAATAAATTTTAATAATTTTTTTTCCACAGCTTCCTCTGAATAACCTATTTGGACTGTGTAATTTTCTTTTTTTATTTGTTTTGGTTTCATATTATTATTTAGGTATATGTAAACTTCCCTTTCTTATGTTGTCCAAAAGATCAACCATCCCTCGAAGCATTGTTCCTTGAACTTCCAATGTAAGAGCATTAACAATAGTCTCCCATTCTGTTTTTCCAAGAATAGGTGTTTGAGACATACAATCCTTCATCAACTCAATAATAACCGGAGAGTGCTCACTAGCCGCTAAAGCCATTTTCTTTTGATCCATACTTTGTTTATTTTCTGTCATAATTATATTTATTATTGATTAGCTGCTCTACCAACCGAAGCATCAATTGAAGACATCATAGGTGATTGAGGTCGTGGAACTTCGTTTGGATTTTGAGGTTGCATTGGATTTGTACCATCTCCAGCCATTTGCTTTCCGATTGGAGGTGTTCCTCCCCCGCCACCAGCTCCACCAGCTTTCGCATTCATAGCTGTAGCTCTAGCTTCTTCTTCCATTCTTTTCTGCTCCATTTCTCTTTGAACTTCTGAAGGCTGTTTAGCCATAATAGCATCGTAATCAACTTTTGAAATGTAATCAAAAATATCTCCATTCTGAATATCAAGCATCTTTTCTAAAGCCATAAGTTGAGAAGAAGCAGCTTCTGGGTCCTGATTTCTCATTGAATAAATTAGAGTAAGCTGGTTAGTAATCACTGGGAATAAAGCCATAAATGTTTGCTTCTGAATTTCTATCGAAGGCAATAACATTGAATCAGGATCTATAATGAAATCGATATAGTCTGACATATGTCCAGAATCTTTCATCTCATCGAATAATCCCTTTGCTGAAATCTGACGTGTTGCAACATTTTCCATAACTTCTCCCTCTTGTGAGAAATCAAAGTTAAGTCGTAAATTCTTCGAAGCTGCTGCAACCATACCAGTAGATATACCATCATCATTTAATACATCTTGCGATTCAATAAAGTAATCAGGATTCTGTTTAGTAAATTCAGCAAGCTGATCTTCAGAATCAATCATAAATATTTTGTCCACTGGATAAATTTGTCTCATCCAAGTATTAGCTATATGAGCGTCTGTTTCCAATCCCATAACCATTGAATTTTTAGGTGGGGTTAATCTGTTATAAGCAGCTTCCTTCATAATAACAGTAGAACCAAGAGTAGTTTCGGTATCAGCACCAGCAACAATATTATTAATTCCCGTATTTACTTCAATATTTTGTTTCTGTTTATCAGCAAATCCAACTCCAGCATCTATATTACCAGAGGTTTTAATAACATCAATATCAGAACCAGGATGTTTAGGATTAACAATATTTGGTCCCCTTTTATATGTATTAGATCCATTCTGAACCTGGGCACCGAAAAGTAACGGAAATATTTCTGCTTCTACTTGTTGCGCGTTAAGAGAATTAATATAAGTATATAAAGCAGTGTTTCCTCTCATCATTTCGTACAATCCAATACCATGAGGATCATTCATATTTTTTTGGAAACAACGCGCTACAACAACAGACCCGTGAGATCCATCATTAGGAAGCTCTCCATCATAAATAACCATTTGTCCACAGACTACAACATATCTATTCGATAAAACATTCTCGTAATAACCAATTGTGACGCTGGTATGGACCTTCTCATTATTTTCGTCCTTAGCTTCTTCTGTTACTGAAATGTATTGTAATTTCTTTTTATTCTTTTTAGCCTCTGGATATTTATCAAAAAACTCATCCTTAGGCATGTCCTTCTCATAGTAAACTTCAGTCTGTGACCAAACATCGCCGTTGTTAAAACCAACTCCCAACCAAGTACGAGTACACTCAAGTGGCTCCCTATATACATCATCAAATAATATTTTAGCTACGCCATTTCTTTTTGTTTGGACTCGTCTGGGATATACTCTCCAAGCCGCCCATCCATAGGTAAAAATATTCTGATAAGTTATCATTAAAGTATTTTCACCATTACCACCAGTCATAGACCAGTTACGTTTCCATAACTCGTACATTGCTTTTCCGTATACTTTATCATCACAAACAACTTTAGCGTCAGGAAGCTTCCCGGCAAGAACCGAAGTAGCAATCATAATTTTTGAAAAAGCAATTGGTTCCTGGGACACTGGAACTCCAGATCTATTTTGATCACGATCTGTTAATTTTTGTGGGTACACCGAAATGTCGTAAGCACCACTAGCCATCTTGTTATAAAACACCATTGATCCCCATCCAGATTTTTCGTACAATTTCTGACCATAAGAAACAGCAGTGTTCATTATATTCTGACTAATTTCCGCAGCAAGAGCATCGAACTGAACTCGATACTGGGATTTTTTCATCTCTTTCTTTTTATCCTCCACAAATTCAATAACTGCTTTGTCTCCCTTACTTTTTGCTTTTTTATCTATTTCCATATATTTTTTAAAATAAAATTGTTATATCACAATTATATACTCTTTTAAAGTATAAAACAAGAACGGAGTCAAGTTTTTCATAATTTAATCAAAAGTTTGTCAAGTACAAACACTTTTTTTCACTTTAATTATGAGTGAACCCTTCCTAATG